AATTAAATTAGACGGGCAATTACCTTCTTTAATAGATAACGCCAATTTCTCAACTAAAGCCGATTTACCAACACCAGCATCACCCACAATAACCGCATTGTTCTTTTTTTTACGTGAAAGAATTTGCGCGATTCTTTTTACCTCTTTATCTCTACCGATTACTGGATCAATTTTACCCTCTTCCGCTAATCTCGTCAAATCCCTACTGAAATTATCAAGTATGGGTGTTTCGGAACCTTTTCGTGTTCGTTTAGGACTGGTTGTTTGTCCATCCTCAAAAAAATCTACTGGCATATTGTTATAATAGTTTTGTTACTAACAAATATAATACTAAAATTTTTAAAAACAAAATTAAGACAAAATGTCTAAAAAAAATTTTTATTAATGTCTAAATGTCAGTTTTAGTTGATTGGTAAAAAATTTGTTAATACACAATTAAAATTATACATATATGATTACATTATTTAAAGATCCATTTTTCGATGCGTTCGATAAGGTTTTCGAACCATCCTACGTTGGTAGTTCATTGCCACAAGTAAATGTTACTAAAAATGAACATGATTACAAACTCTTAATGAGTGTACCAGGTCTCTCAAAAGAAGACATAAAAATTACAACAAAAGAGGGTGTTTTAACTATTTCCTTCCAAAAAGAAGAAAAAACAGATAAAACATATTTTGTTAACAATTTTAAAAGGTCTTACAGTATACCTGAAGATGTTAAAGAAAAAGATATCGAAGGTAAAGTTGAGAATGGTGTGTTGGAGTTGTTACTACCAATCGATAGGAAAAAACCATTAGAGAGGTTAATATCTCTTAATTAATTGAAACCCCACATTTGTGGGGTTTTTTATTTGATATTTATATGTTATATTATTCATAAAAAGAATATGGCTATTTTATCAGAAAAAATTGAAGGGAAATTAATTGAGGTTTTGATTGAATCCTCTAATTTAAAATCGGCGAAGTACGATACTGAATCTCAAGATTTAGTAGTGACTTTTAATAGTGGTGCTATTTATGAATATAATAATGTCCCTTGGGAGAAGTTCACAAAATTTAGAATGGCTAAATCTCAAGGAAAATACTTCAATGAGAGTATCTCAAGAAGTTACAAATATACCAAAATAGGATGAGTCTATTTGAAGAATTGATTGAAGATAGGGATGAAAATAAAAAAATCATAAAGTCTTTTATTACTAAAGACACTTTATGTCCTAATGTTTTCAAAAGGTCAGATAGTTCCTATAAAATGAGGGACGATATTAAAAAGAGATTGATTGAGATATCAGATAACTTTATCGATTCACTTGGGGTAGATTTTTTTATTCACGACATTGTTTTAACGGGTTCATTAGCAAACTTCAATTGGTCTGAGTATTCTGATGTTGATTTACACATTTTGATTGACATGGATGAAATGGACGGAAAAAAAGAGATTGATTCAATTGCATTTCATACAATAATGAAAGAATTTTTTGATGCGAAAAAAAATGTTTGGAATGAAAAACACAATATTAAAATTAAAGGATTTGATGTTGAACTTTATGTTCAGGATATCAATGAGCCACACATTTCCTCAGGGGTTTATTCTGTGTTAAATGATGAATGGGTCGTTGAACCTAAAAAAGAGACTCCGAATATTGATGATAGGAAAATATTAGAAAAGGGTGAAGAATTCGGTAAAAAAATCGATGGTTTGATAAAATCCTCGAATGACGGAGATGTTTTACCTAAAATAGAAGTTCTAAGAAAAAAAATAAAAAAGTTTAGACAAAGTGGTTTAGAAAGTGGAGGAGAGTATTCTTATGAAAACTTAACCTTCAAATTACTAAGAAGAAATGGTTATATTGAGAAATTATTGGACTTAAAAAACAGTATAACGGATAAAAAATTGTCTATAACGCAATAATCAGACCTATTTTTTTCTATATATCTATGTATTTATAGGATAAGAATAATATAATCTTAATATTTAAAAAATGGCAGATTTAAAACCAATCGGTAGTGAGAAGTTATCAGGAGACGATAAATTAAAGAGAATCCTTGAATTAACATACTACAAGAACTCTAATAATAAATCTTCAAAAACTAATCCTGAATTCATTTCTGAAGCAAAAACAGGTGGTGTTTACGGTATCGTTAAAGAGAAAGACGGTTACTATGTTAAAAGAGGTTTAAACGAATCTTCACTTGATTATATCGGTGGGATGTTCATGAAGAATAAAAATAAATTCTCTTCTTATGCAGAAGCATTAAAAAGATTGGATTTATTAAAAGGTCAAGAAGAATTACAAGAAGCAACAAAATACGTTTTAAAAACAAAACCTTCTCAGGAAGAAGCTCCGATGGCGGAACCATCTATGGACACCCCTCCACCGGCTGCTGAAGAACCTGCGGGAGAATTACCTCCACCAGCGGCAGAAGAACCTGCGGGAGAATTACCTCCACCAGCAGCAGAAGAACCTGCGGGAGAAGAACCATCTATGGATTCTGAAATGGACCCATCATCTGAAGAAGGAAAACGTTCTGACTACATGGCGGAAGTACAAAAATTTGCTGGTAAGTTGGGTCAAGAATTGAGAGATCAACAAGATAAAATGGAAAGTGATGACATTAAGTATGTTTTGAATATGGTCATTTCTGCTGTTGATTTGGATAAATTGGATGATGAAGATATTGAAGAAATAGGTAAAAAATTCGAGAGAGATGAAGAAGAAATGGGTGGTGAAGAAGAGGTACCAGCTGAAGAACCTGAAATGGGTGGTGAAGAAGAAGTACCGGCTGAAGAACCATCTGCTGAAGAAGATTTAGGGGAAGTTGATGGTATTGATGCACTTGAATCTTTTATCAACACACCTATTGATTCTGTAGACGAAACTGACGAAATTGATTTAAGTCACTATGCTGATATTGACGAAACAAGTCATGAAGATGATTTAAAAGAAATTGATTTGGATGAAATTAAAAATGAAATTAACAAAAGTGTTGGTGAAACGCTAAGTAAATATTTTAATTAATAATGGTCCTAATCTATGTCAATGAAATCGGTTCAGATTACAAAGGTCAAAAACAGTATGAATTTATTTTTAGTAAATCTACTGATCTTGACATAGAGGAATGGTTTATCATACCCGCATCAGCATCTCAAAATAGTAAATCACCTGATATAGAATATGTTGATTTAGTTGGTTTATTAAAAAACACTGATTTAGAATTAGAACTCATTCAAAACTCCGATTATTTCGGAGTTATTGACGCTGTAGATAATGTAATCGCATTAGCGTGGGAAAAATTTGACTTTGATAGTGAGTTTGATAGATTAACATTTAGATTTGGTGAATCTGTTGAATCTGTCACAAAAAAGTTAAAACAAAGAAATTATCACTTATTAAAAGAAGAAATTAAATTTAAAGAATCATGAAAAGAAATGAAATGGTAGAAACTCTCTTAAAAGAAGGGTTTTCAGAAAAGACATTAGTAAAGTTCTCAGATAAACAACTTTCATCTTTACATGAGAGAATTGTTGGTGAGGGAATAACCAAAGTGTCTGCTACCGATATAAAAACTCAAGATGAATTAAAAAAAGCAAAAAAACCTTTTGAAGTTTATGAAGAAAAACCATCTGCTGGTTTATCTAAAGAAAAGAAAAGTGAAATAGTTAAAAAAGCTAAGAAAGGTGAAGATATTGGTAAAAAAGGTAAAGGATTTGAAAAAGTGGTAAAGAAAGCAAAAGAGAGTGGTGTTGAAGATCCTGAAGCGGTTGCTGCAGCGGCTATGTGGAAAAATGTTAAAAGAGAAAACACTGAAGTTAAAAATTGGTTAGAAACAATTGCGGAGAGTAATTTTCATTCATTTACATCTAAAAATGAAATAATGGAATTAATTAAAATTAAAATAAATGAGGTCGAGGTTGGTCCAAATGTTAAAAAAGGACATAATGGTATACCTGAATTTATGAGTTATGATGCCATTTCAAACAAAGACGTAAAAGAAGCTGCACCAACAACAAAACCTGCCCCAACAAAACCGAAAGTAGAACCTGGTACAAAACCAAAAACACCATATCAACCGGGACCAGGGAAAGATCCTAAACCAAAAGCATTAAAAGAAGACAAAAATGCAAATAAGTAAAAAAAATTTCTTATCTTTAATAGAAAACAATATTAAAGAAATGGCGATGGATTTTGATACTCAGGATAGACCTGATCAAGGATTACAAGATAAATTATCCCAAGGTGATACGCCATTAAAAAAAGTTCCATTACCATCCACAGGTCAAGAACCAAATAAAAACTTCCAAGAAGTTTTAGCATCAGAAAGATATAGACAAGTAGTAACTAATTTAAGAAGGTACTTAGGTGATAATGCACCAGTACAAAGAGGTATGGAAGGTGTGATGCAACTTCAACAAACATTAATGAATGCACACAATACTATTGTTCAAATTGAGTCAAATCATAAAGAAGAATTGGAACAATTGGCAATAGAATTAGTGATGAAAGAAATGGGTATACCTGAAGGAGCAATTGAATTTGATGCAAAAATAGTTGGTATGGGTGAAATCGATATGGACGATTTTGGACATGATGAAGAAAATCAAGAAAATCCAGAACAAGTTAATATCGAAAATGAAATAGAAATTTTTAATGAATTACAAAATTTAGATTTAGAGAAGGCTAAAAGAAGAATGATTAATGCAATCATTCAGGGTGCATCTAAAAAAGGTCATTACATGTTTCATTTAGTGCCAGAGAGATTGGAACAAATAACAGGTAATGCAAATATTCTTAATTTATACGGAACGTTAATGTCAATTAATGATTTAACTTATTGGCAAATAAGTGATGATTTAATTAAAAATTTAGGTGGTTCCGCAGCTGGTAAAGAAAGTGTGGAAAGACCTGAAGATGAAGAAGGTACCGCAAAAGTCGTTGCTAGAGGTATTAATTTTCCTGTTTTAGTTCATGAATTAATTAAAGGAACTTTAGAGTTATTTGCAATTCAAGGAAGACCTGAAGGAGACGAAGGTTTTGAAGATGTTGAACAATCTGAAGACACATTAGAAAAAGAAATGTGGGATTTAAGATTAGGTCCTGCTATTTGGGATAGAATTAGAAATCAATTCCCTGAAGATATATTAACAGATGAAAATAAAGTAGAACTTCAAAATTATTTGTTAACTGAAATATTCAAACTACCTGCAAAAAAATTCTTAGTTTTCATCAAAGAAGTTTTATCTGGTTCAGATAGAGGTAAAAGAATGATGAATGAATTAATGGACGGTATAAATAAAATGTTCAATGACCAAGATTATGAAGAATCGGTTTCAATGTTTAGAGATGATTTAGATGATGCAACTGAAGAAACTGAATCAGATGATATTGATGATTTCTTAAGATCTTTGGGTATTGAAGGTAGAGTTGGTTACGATGATGAGGATGAAGATGAAGACGATGGTGGTGAACTAGTACCAAGAAGATAAATGAAGGTGGTTAATCCACCTTTTTTCGTATTTATTATATATGAATTCAAAATTAGAACAATTAAAGGAATATGCTAAGATTATGAAAGACGCACCTTATGCGTTGAAAACATATCTACAAACCTATGATAATACACAAAAGAAATTTGTTCCTCTAGAATTATTTCCTGATCAAATACAATTAATAAGAGATTATAGTGAATATAATGAAAATATAACAAGAAAATATCGTCAGGCGGGTGTTTCCACAGTGACATCAGCATGGATTTCATGGAAACTACAATTGGCGAAACCTGAAAATCCTGAACGTGTTCTTATTATTGCAAACAAAAGAGATACCGCAATTGAAATGGCAAATAAAGTTCGTCATTTCTTAGAACAATGGCCTGAGTGGATTAACGTAGGATTTTCACCCGATAAAAACTCTGAAAGTAGATTCCGTTTAAATAATGGTTGTGAGGTCAAGGCAGTTGCAACATCACCTGACGCGTTACGTGGTTATACACCAACAATACTTGTATTTGATGAGGCTGCATATATTGAAGCTGGAGAGGATTTTTGGGCGGCATCTATGGCGTCATTATCTACGGGTGGTAAAATCATTTTGATTTCAACACCAAATGGTTATGACCCAATTTACTATGGTGTATATGATCAAGCAATTCGTAAGATGAATGATTTTCATATTACAGATTTACGTTGGTTTAAAGATCCTCGTTATACAAAAGATTTGAAGTGGGTTAAATGTAGTGATATATGTCATTATATGTTGAACAGAGAACAATATAATGATGATGAAGTGGTAATGTATGATTTCGACATAAACAAATATCAAGAGTATGAAGAACAAGGTTATAAACCTTTCTCATCTTGGTTTGAGTCTATGTCAAAAAAGTTCAAATACGACAGACGTAAAATTGCACAAGAATTAGAATGTGATTTCTTGGGTTCAGGTGATGGTGTTATTCCTGGTGATGTACAAGAAAATATTGCCAAAAATATGATTCGCCAACCTATTGAGAAGTACATGCAAGGTACATTTTGGCAATGGAAAGAACCAATTGAAAATCATAGATATATTATGGGTGTTGATGTTAGTAGGGGAGATAGTGAGGATTTCTCATCAATCAATGTAATAGATTTTGATGAGAGAGAACAAGTTGCAGAATATATTGGTAAGATTCCACCAGATGATTTAGCTGCAATTGCATATAAATGGGGTATACTTTATAACGCATTTATTGTGATTGATATTACAGGTGGTATGGGTGTTGCAACATCTAGAAAACTACAAGAAATGAATTATAAGAGTTTATACATTGATGGTATAAACACAAACAATATTTGGGAGTATAATAAAAAGGCCATGGATAAAATCCCTGGTTTAAATTTTAATAATAAACGTACTCAAATTGTTGCAGCCTTTGAAGAACAATTAAGGAAGGGATTTCAAGTTAGATCCAATAGACTATTAAACGAACTTAACACGTTTGTTTATATAAACGGAAGACCCGACCATATGAAAGGTGCACACGACGACGCCATTATGAGTATGTCTATGGCTCTTTATGCTGCTGATATCTGTTTCAATCAACTTCAAAAGAACGAAAATGCAAATAAAGCAATGTTAGAATCGTGGGTAATGTCTGAAAGAACATATGAACCAAATAAGTCATTTTATTCATATGGAACAACCTTAGACCCAATTGGTTCTATGCAAACAGACCCATCTTTTTACCACCAAAATAACCCAATGAACAATTCAAAATCAACCTATCAAGAGTATTCTTGGTTATTTGGTAAAAAGAAAACAGTTTCCTAATTAAGAATTAAAGTTTATATTATAATCAAAACTATTTATTGGTATGGCAGATAATAACTTAACAGTTTTTCAGAAATTAACAAGAGTATTTGGATTTCCAGGTAAAACAAAACCTGAAGATACTCCGTCGTTTAATTTCTCAAAAGATGAATTATTAAAAACAGATAGTAGAGAAGACTACGAAAAAGCCCTTTTACAAGCACAACAAACACAATACATTGCCGATAAATGGACTAAATTAGACCAATCATTATATAACCAATCTGTATATTATGAACCAAATAGATTGGCAGCATATTATGATTATGAGTCAATGGAGTTTACTCCTGAAATATCTGCAGCATTAGACATATATGCGGAAGAATCAACAACATTGTCTGAAAAGGGTGAGATTCTAACAATTTACTCGGAATCAGATAGAGTAAAAGGAATACTTGAAGATTTATTTAAAGAAAAATTAGATATCAATACGAATCTTCAAATGTGGACTAGAGGTTTGTGTAAGTATGGTGATGACTTTGTTTATTTAAAAGTTGATCCTGAAAAAGGTATCGTTGGTTGTCAACAACTACCAAATATTGAAATAGAAAGAATCGAAGGTGCTGCATCAAAAACACCAGGGAATGAAAAAGATATTAAAGTACCAAGTAGAGAATTAAGATTCCAATGGAAAAACAAGGATATGGAATTCCAATCTTGGGAGATTGCACATTTTAGATTGTTAGGTGATGATAGAAAGTTACCATACGGTACTTCTATGTTAGATAAGATTAGAAGAATTTGGAAACAACTTTTATTAGCTGAAGATGCCATGTTGATTTATAGAACATCGAGAGCACCTGAAAGACGTGTGTTTAAAGTGTTTGTTGGTAATATGGACGATAAAGATATTGAACCATATGTACAACGTGTAGCGAATAAATTTAAACGTGATCAAATTGCGGACCCAAGAAATGGTCAAGTTGATATGAGATATAATCAAATGGCGGTTGACCAAGATTATTTCATACCTGTTCGTGATCCATCACAAACTAATCCAATTGAAACATTACCAGGTGCACAGAATTTAGGTGAGATTGCAGATATTGAATATATTCAAAAGAAATTACTTGCAGCATTACGTATTCCAAAGGCATTCTTAGGATTTGAAGAAGTGGTAGGTGAAGGTAAAACACTTGCATTAATGGATATTCGTTTCGCAAGAACAATTAATAGAATTCAAAAATCATTAATACAAGAATTAAATAAAGTCGCATTAATTCATTTATATCTTTTAGGTTTAGAGGATGAGTTAGGTAATTTTTCATTATCACTAACTAATCCTTCAGCACAATCTGATTTATTAAGAATTGAACAATGGAAAGAGAAAATAACTTTATATAAAGACGCAACATCTGACCAATCTCAAGTTGGTATTCTTCCTGTTTCTCACACATGGGCTAAGAAAAATATTCTTGGTATGAGTGATAGTGAGGTTGTACTTGATTTACAACAACAACGTCTTGAAAGAGCAATGGGATTTGAATTACAAAATACTCAAAACGTTATCAAACGTTCAGGTGTATTTGATGATGTTGATGCCAAATATGGAATTCCTGAAGAGGAAAGAAAAGCAATGGAAGCTTCAGGACAAGCGGGTGGTGAAGCACCAGCTGGTGACCTTGGGGGAGCAGCACCAATGCCGGCCGCAGCACCAACAGGAGGTGAAGCTGGTGGTGGAGAACCATTAAGTGAATCTAGAAAATATAAAATATTAGGTATGCTTGGGGAAGAAAAAATGGATTTTAATGATTTATTTGATATGAACAAGGCACAACAGAATATTTATGAAATAGAAAATAAAATAAAAGATATTCTAAACGATTAAAAATGAATAATTTCGGAAAATTAAAAACAAAAATACTAGAAAAACTAACAGAATCTTATTCATCTAACAATAAAAAAGAGATGAAAGAAATCTTAAAAACCATTAAGGGTAATGAAGATTTCAAAGAAATGTATTTGTTTTATGAAGAAATTGAAATGAAATATTTCGAAGACAAAGATGTGGCAAAACTATTTGTTGAGGAACTTTCATCAGTATTGAAAAATAAGTCTAAAAATTTGAATGAGTTTTGTCAGTCACTTAATGAAACATTAAAAGATGTGGAGGTTAGTGAAAATGAAGTATATTCAGTTTTAGATCAATTATCTGAACAAGACACTTTAAATAATATCGATAAGAAAGTGGTTGCTAAGAAAAAGTTATTCGAACACTTAACAACTAAGAAAGAAGTAAAAGAATCTGAGAAAGTATTACACACTAATAATGAATCACTTTTACAGGCGGTTTTAGTAAATAATTTCAATGTTTTATATGGTAACAATTTAAGTGAAGAACAAAAACAAACTCTGAAAGATATTTTATCTATGTCTACAGAAGAAATTGAGACTAAAACGAATGAATTAAAAGAATCTTTAAATTCGAAAATTAATACGTTAATTACTGAATCAAGTGATTCTGAAATGAAAGAAAAATTAAATAGAGTTAGAGATGAGGTGAATGGTAAGAAACCATCTCGACTAAATTACCACAGTCTAATTGAATTAAAAAATGGTCTTGATTAATCAAGACCATTTTTCATTTTTTGGATATAAATTGCTTTTAAAACCTCTTCACGTCTTTTTACTGACGGTTTAACAAATTCTTGTCTTTCTCTTAATTTTTGAATTTGTTTTGTTTTTTGAACTTTACTCTTATAGACTTTAAGAGCGGTTTCGATGTTCTTATCAATTTTTACTATTAACATAATATATAAGTATATTAAAAATATACATAAAATATTTTTTATTTTAAATTTTTTTACTTATTTTTTATATACACCATAAAACATAATAATATGATATGAAATAATGAAAACAGGTAAGTATATCTCTTTAGGAGAATACAAAGAAATTAAAATTGGATATGGGACAGTAGACTTTAAAAATTTAAAAACAATTTATCTCAAATTAAATTCTTGGTTACAACCAAAAGACGATGATGATTTTGATACATCAATCTTTAAAACAAGAAGGGTAATAAAAGAGATTATATATAACTTAAAAAATGAAAATTTTAAACCTCAATGTATTGTCGATTTAGATGTTAAAACTAAAGGTATTAAAATCGAAAAAAGGTCATTTATGAATTTAGAAATTACATTATTCATTGAGAAGCCGTTCGATGTTAAGTCAAAGTCAACAAAACAAATGGTTAAAAATATAGTCGAAAATGTAATTGATTGTGGTTTTTCTGACAAAAACCTATTTAACTTCAATAAAAACAAAAAATAAACTTATATATCGATGTATTTATATGGTATAATTACTATAGTAAATGAAGATATTAGGACCTAATGAAACCGGCAAGGGGATATTAATTGAGTATGATGCTG